TTTGATGGATTCAAACCAAATAGAATTGTAAGTACTGCTGGTGATATTATCGCTGGAAATACACAAGGATATGATTGTTCATCAAATACAGCAACTGGAACAGTAGCATTTAGAAAAGCTATCAACGCAGTTTCTAACCCTGATGAATTTGATATCAATATGGTAGTGATACCAGGTTTAATCCACAGACTACATTCATCTGTTACTACATTCGCTAAAGATATGTGTGAAGACAGACAGGATACATTCTTTATAATGGATGCTGGAGCATACGCTGATTCAATATCAACAATTGTAAACACAGTTCAACCATTTGATTCAAATTATGTAGCATCTTATCACCCTTGGGTTAAGATACTAAATTCAGATAAAAACAAACCTGTATGGGTTCCGCCATCTGTGGTTCTACCGGGAGTTATTGCATTCAATGATTCAGTAGCAGCCGAATGGTTCGCACCAGCTGGTTTAAATCGTGGTGGATTAACTAACGTTATTGAAGCTAAGAGTAGATTGACTAGAGTTGAGAGAGATTCACTTTACGAAGGTAGAGTAAATCCAATCGCAACGTTCCCTGGGCAAGGAGTTACAGTATTCGGACAAAAAACCTTACAGGCTAAACCATCCGCATTGGATAGAATTAATGTAAGAAGATTATTAATCGCAGTTAAGAAGTTTATCGCATCTTCAACTCGTTACTTAGTATTTGAAAATAATACAGCAGCGACACGAAACCGTTTCTTATCAATTGTAAACCCTTATTTGGAATCAATCCAACAAAGACAAGGTTTATACGCATTTAGAGTAGTTATGGATGATACCAACAACACTCCTGATGTAATCGATAGAAACATTATGGTAGGTGAGATATTCTTACAACCTGCAAAAACAGCAGAATTCATTGTACTTGATTTCAACGTACTACCGACTGGCGCTGCATTCCCATCTTAAATTAAAGTTTAGTTCCCCATTTCGGTGGGGAACTTCATCTTTTTTAAAAAGTTGGATATTTATAATAAAGAAATAAGTTGAATAACAACGGAGAAATTAAATGGCACAATTATTAGACCCAACAGAAGTAATGTTTACATCGTTCGAACCAAAGACATCGAATCGATTTATTATGTATATAGAAGGAATCCCAGCATACTTAATAAAAGCAGCAGGCCGACCTGAGATACAAAATAGCAAGCTAACTCTTGACCACATTAACGTTAAACGGAATGTAAAAGGTAGAAGTGTGTGGAGTGATATAACAGTTTCACTATATGATGCAGTAGTTCCTTCTGCAGCACAAGCAACAATGGAATGGGTAAGACTACATCACGAATCTGTAACTGGAAGAGATGGGTACTCTGATTTCTACAAAAAAGACATCACATTTAACAGTTTGGGTCCTGTTGGCGATAAAGTAGAAGAGTGGAAACTTAAAGGTGCATTTATTTCAACAGCAAAATTCTCAGATATGGATTATACCGGTGAGGAACTCTCAACTGTTGATTTAACACTTACGTTTGATTACGCAATACTAAATTTCTAATTCAGAATTACCGAATTATTAATAAAATTAAGAACCCTACCAGAAATGGTGGGGTTTTTTTGTTTATAAAGTAATTTTTTCATATTTATATACGAACAAAGTTATAAAAACGGAGATTACTATATGAGTGAAAAACTACAAGATGAATATTCATCGAACATTTCTAATTCAGAAATGGTGGAACTCGCTAAGCAACAACACGCACAAAAGCAAGTTTCAGATTACAAATTCCCTACGGAAATAATTGAGTTACCATCAAAAGGGTTGGTGTACCCAAAAGATAACCCGCTATCATCAGGTAAGATAGAATTAAAATATATGACTGCCAGAGAAGAAGATATTCTTACAACACAATCATATGTTAAAGATGGTAGCGTATTAGATAGATTATTTCAAGCACTAATTATATCTAATGGGGACGGTAAACTAATCAAATACGTTGATTTAACCACAGGTGATAAAAACGCTATTATGGTTTCATCTCGAATATTGGGGTATGGTAAAGACTATAATGTGGAAGTAACAGACCCTTTTACTGGAGACAAACAGAGTGAAACAATTGATTTAACTCAATTTGAAAACAAAGAGTATGACGGCTCAAAGCAAACCGAACTTCATAAAAACGAATTCGAATTTGAGTTACCGCAATCAAAACGAATGATTACGTTCCAATTACTTACAGAATCCAAAGAACGAAAAGTAAAGCATGAATTAGAAGTAATTAAAAAAGCATCTAAGAAATTAGGAGATGTTACCTCTAAAGAATTAACAACTAGACTAAAGCACATGATATTATCTGTCGATGGTGATTCTGATAGAATATTTATAAATAAATTTGTAGATAATGAGTTATTTGCACAAGATTCAAAGGCACTGCGTGGTTATATAAAAGAAGTGGCACCGGATATTGATTTAACGTGGGAGTTTATATCCGATACCACAGGTGATAGGAGGTCGATGTCCATGCCAATGGATGTCACGTTTTTTTGGCCTGAGTCTTAATTACCGAAAAGTACTACATTCTTCAATTTTCGACCTAATTTATCATGGGAATGGTGGGTTTAATTGGAATGATGTTTACAATATGCCTGTATGGGCCCGAAGGTTTTATATTGGTAAAATTATAGAATTTAAGAACGCAGAACAGAAGGCACATGAAGAAAGTAGAAATAAAAGTAAGGGTGGTGTCAGAAAATAACCCACCCTTCATATTTATATATACATAACTAAGGAGAACTAAATGAATTTTTTACAAAAACTAATATCTCGTGGTATATTAAAATCATTAGAAAAGATGTCTAAATCAGACCCAATAATACGTGGTAAGTTTGATGCATTAGGAAAAGCATCGCAGGACCTTGCAATCGCTATCGATAAAGCACATAAAGATAACAAGGCCGCGGGGTGGGTAAAGAAGTAATTAATACTTAGGACTGAACAATGGCCATCAAAAAATCAGAAAAAGAGCAACTACAAGCGCAACTTAAAAAAGGACAAATAACCAAGGAGCAGCTTGCAGACGAATATGCCAGAATTGATGCGATTAATAAACTAAAAGCTAACGAACGTATATATGAGGCTGAAGCTCAAAAGAAGAAGATTGAGGGTAACGCTCTCTTAACGAGCCAAGCCGACATTCTTTCAGACCAGGCCGAAAAGGGAATTGAAAACGCTACAACGATAAATGATTTACGGGATGATTTATTAACAAAATTAGTTGCGGCCAGCAGTAATCTCATCTTACAAAAGTCAATATTAGAGGACCATACAAAGCAGATAGCGATTCAGGTTGGATTGGAAACTGATAGCGGTAACCGAATGGCAACAAGTGTAGCGCTCTTAAATGATGCAATCGCAAAAGAGGAGAAACGGTTAGAGATAACCAAAGAGTTAGAGTCTAAAGCAAATGGGATGTTAGATGGATTGGAGGGTCAGATAAAGTCCATCCCAATGGTAGGTGGCTTATTGGCCCAATCAATGGACTTTGGTGGATTGAAAAAACAAATGGGTGGTATCCTAAGTGGGATAACTACAAATTTTACTATGTTAAAAGCTGGTGGTATGGGCACAGGTAAAGCGATTGGTAAATCATTTATGAAAGCTATACCACAAGTAGCATCGTTCGGAGCTACTCTATGGGCTGCAATCGTCCCATTATTACCAATCATTCTACCAATCATTGCGGCAATGTATCTATTAAAAAAGGCATTTGAATTTAGTAGTCAGGTTACTGAGTTAGCAAGAGATTTGGGTGTATCAAATGATGAAGCTAGAGAAATGTCGCACAGCTTTAATCAAATGGCAGCGGATTCAGGTGAGCTATCAGTTAATTCTGCAGATTTATTAAAAGCACAAAAGGAATTATCCACAGAATTTGGAAGAAGTGCTCAGTTTTCAGAGCAAATGTTAACTGACCAGGTAAAATTAACTAAGTTTATGGGGATGAGTGGTAAAGAAGCCGCTGATTTCGCTAAAATGGCCGGAGCTTCCGGTATGGAAACTCGTGAATTACAGCAGGAAATCGCTGGAATGACATCATCATATAATGAACTAACGGGTGATTCAATAAATTTTAAAGATATTAACAAAGAAATAATAGGGTTAACAAAGCAACAGAGGTCTCAATTCAAAGGTAATCATAAAGAAATGATTCTAACTGTAATTGAAGCTAAGGCTTTGGGTACTACAATTGAAGATATAAATAAAGCAGCTGATGCAACATTAGATATCGAATCATCATTAAGAAACGAAGCTATTGCTAGAATGAAAACAGGCGTATCTATAAACAATAACGAGATTAGAGCCGCACAGTTATCGGGTAACACTGCCAAAGTGTTGGAACTTCAAAAGAAGCAAGTGATGGAAATTGGTGATTTTGAAAACATGCGACCTGACCAGCAAGATGCTATTGCATTAGCAATGGGTAAGAGTTCGGAAGAGGTATTAAAGCAGCGTGAGGCTATGAAAATAATGGAGAAGCTTGGTGTTAAATCATTAGATGGTCTTACTAAAGAGCAATTAATCCACGCGGGTGTTAACGCCGAAAAAGCTGAACAGATGATATTAGATGCAGAGAAATTATCAGCACAAGAAAAAATGGATGCATCAATGTCAAAGATAATGGATACTGTTATGAAAATGGCAGGCCCATTACTAGATTTGTTAGACCCTTTTATGGAGATAGTTGATTTTTTAATCCCAGCCATTGGGCCTCTTCTGAAATTTGCGTTTGCACCTATAATGCTCGTAGCAGATATAGTCGGCGGTATTATAAAAATGTTTAAGGGGGATTTAATGGGTGGATTGCATGATATTTTCGGTGGAATTATCGAATTCTTTTATAAGCCATTTTTCTTAGTAGTTGATTTATTGACTGGATTTTTCCCATCGCTAGGGAAAATGGTGGAAAACGCATTAAAGTATGTTAAAGATTTAGCAGCTGACATATTACCTGATTGGGCAGTTAAGTTAATATTTGGTACAGATGATAAAGGTAATGTGGCTGGCACTGACGCTCCAGCACCTACTGAAAAAATTGATGATGGTATTGTAAAACCAGATGGTACAGTTGTAAAAACAAACCCGTCTGACTTCATTATGGCTATGCTAAATCCAATGGATATGTTTGATGGTATCGGTGACACAGTTGGTGGGTTAATGTCATCAGTCACATCAGGTCTTGGCGGCGGTGGAGCTCCTGTAATAGATTACGAAAAACTCGCAGCTGCAATGTCAACCCGTCCAATAGTTTTAAATATAGATGGAAAATCAGTTTCGGCAATCAGTAAAGTTCAGACTAAACAAGCATCATTTAGGAAATAATTATGGCATTAAAAGATTTAAAATCAGACCTTTCAAAATTTAGGATGCCAAAGAAAGACCCTTTGGAAAATAAACAATTGGAGAGTGTTAATAAAACAGCTAATAAGACTCCACTATCATCAATGGTAGAATCAGCACCAAAGATTCCACGTTCTCAGACAACTACTAATAAAGAAGGTGTTAATCCAAAAAATATGGATAACACATCTAAGTTCTTAGGTGAAACCACGACTAAGCCAATGAGTTTAGAAGAACGTTACTTAGGTGAAACGACGCCAACTAACGTAGATAACACATCTAAGTTTTTAGGTGAAACGACACCAACTAACGTAGATAACACCTCTAGGTTCTTAGGAGAAACTAATCCAACTAAAATGGATAGCTCTGAAAAGTTCTTAGGTGAAACAACGCAAACGCCATCTAATAGGGAATCAAAGTTCTTAGGTGAAACAACACCAACGCCATCAGATAGCTCTGAAAAGTTCTTAGGTGAAACCACCCCAATTCCGATGAATAATTTAGAAAAGTTCTTAGGAGAAACTAATCCAACTAAAATGGATAGCTCTGAAAAGTTCTTAGGTGAAACAACACCAACGCCATCAGATAGCTCTGAAAAGTTCTTAGGTGAAACAACTACTAAGCCAATGAGTTTAGAAGAACGATACTTAGGAGAAACCACCCCAAATCCAGCAAACAATGAACCTAGGTTCTTAGGTGAAACAACACCAAATGAGGCAAGCAATGAATCGCAGTTCTTAGGTGAAACAACACCAACACCGTCTAACAACACATCTAGGTTCTTAGGTGAAACAACACCAACACCGTCTAACAACACATCTAGGTTCTTAGGTGAAACAACACCAAATAAATTTACATCCAACCCAAACCATTCTGATAATGGTAAATCTTTTAAGGAAGTTAATTATTTCCAAGATATACATGCTTCTGGGTTTAACTCCAAATTCGCAGGAGCCGAATCTACTAAATTTGTTGGTGTTAACTCAAATAACACTAAATTTGATAATACTAATTCATTACATTCAAATATCGATAAAAGTAAATTTTCAATAGGTAAAAATTACTTAAAATCATACGAAGATGCTGGTGGTAGTAATTCAGGTGAAGAGGGATTTGGTATTGGTAAAGGACACGCTAAACGACACTCCCCATCTTTCTTAGATAAGCAGTATGATAAATTCAATTTAAGAGATGATGCACATCAGACCGGAATGGCTGTATTCAAGCACCCATTAATTCTTAGAGGTATTCAACGTAAGGGTAAGAGGGGGAATGAACCTCAAAACTTTGGTATACCGGGTACTAGCATTGATTTCGATGATGGTCTTATCAGAGGTGGCATAATAACATCTACTACAAGAGCAGTTATCGATGCAATCAGACTTGGTAAGTGGATGGTATCCATCAAAGGGTTATTATGGAGTGTTAAACAATTTGGGTTACAACAATCAAATCCAAATGTAGAAAAGCTTGGGGCAATCAGACGTACAAAAATGTGGACACCTATAAACACATTAGCATCTGCAATTGGTGCACAGATTGGATTCCACCCAAATAGACATGGATTCACACCATTTGATAAAAAGAAGGGTGGATACGAGTCGGTACAGGAGATAAAGGCCCTTACCGGCGCCGCTGATTTGACACTGAGGGATAAAGGTATACCCAATCATCCAGGTCGTAATAGATTAGTAGCACTATATAGTGAAGCATTTTCAATTGGTAAAGATGGGAGCAACGTTAGCCAAGGAAGTAAGAATAAAGCTACAGGTGGGTGGCTCTTCAATAGTGTTAGCTTAGGTGGCCCTAATTCAGTATATGGGTTAATACCTAATGGTAAGTTCCCATATCGATTTGAGGATACTAGGAAAGCCGGTGAACTTTTAGATAAACCCAAAGGCGGCCGATACGCACCTTTTAACATACTAAAGCAATACGGTACATTCGTAACAACCCCAAGCGCACCAAATGAAACAAAAGATAAACTAGCAGCTGCAAAACTGGCAAGAGACGCGGACCTGAAGAAATCCGAACGATTAAGAAAATTAGTTGAAGATAATACTGAGTTCGCTGGTGGTGGTATTCCAACGTATGATTCTAAAGAAACAAACTACAATGGTAAGGATGCATCAGATAACGATTTAAGTTTTATTCGACCTGCAGCCGAAATAATAACTCAATATGAAACCATTGCATATGGAAACCTTCCTAAGAGAGTCGCTGGTGATGTTGGGTTTACCGATTTCAGAAGCTTATTAACAAAAAACCCCGATGACCCGAAAACTAATGAATCTAAAAGAGCTAAGAACGCAAATTATAAAGAACATAATATAAATAAGCGTGTTGGATTTGGTGATGCGGGGCGTGTAGCGAACGGCGAAGACCGTGTACGTTGGTGGAATACTTCACCGGAGAGTGAGGGGTTTCTAAATAGGTTTGATAAAGTAAACGCCGCTGAAGTAGGTGCTGCTGAGGTGAATGATTTAGTTCACTTGTGGTTTCGAGCTGATGGTGGGCAGAGAGTGCAGTTCAGAGGGATAGTTTCTGGAATTACCGATACATTCTCACCTTCATGGAATCCTGTTAAATATAATGGAAGAGCAGACCAAGCATATAATTACTCAACATTCGAACGAAGCTTATCATTTAATTTTAAAGTTATGGCAACATCTCGCGTTGAAATGAAACCTATATGGAACAAATTGAGTTATTTATCAACAATGACTATGCCTAAATACGGTGGTGATTCTGGGTATCAAGGAACTCTAGTCTACTTCCGATTGGGTAGTTTATATAATAATAAATTAGCATTCATCGACCAGTTATCATATTCCATATCCGATGAAGTCGCTTGGGAAATTTCACCAAAGGGAACAGATAATCCATTAGGTGAAATTCCAAAAATGGTCGATGTACAAATTGGATTGAAAATATTAGGTAATAGTAGACCTGCTGTGGGAGAATCATCAGGAGTATATGAAGCTGATTTCCTCACAAAATCAGATGCACTCGCACTGGAAGAATCCTCAAAGGACGAATAAATAACGGATAATATATGAATAGGTATGAAAATATAAAGATAGCAAAAACTGATGAAGGTAAACGATATCATACATCAGTAAAATATCCTATTATAGAACGCAAATCAAATGATAGATATATTATAGGCGCTCGGCATGATAGGTTAGATAATCTTGCATTCAAATATTATAAAGATACCCGATTATGGTGGATTATCGCAAGAGCAAATAATATAGGTAAGGGTAGTTTCGAAGTTCCTATCGGAAAGCAACTTAGAATTCCATTCGATTACTTATCAATTGTAACACAATATAATAATTTAAACTCATAATATATGGCATTCGACCCAAAAACAGTTTTTAATAAAAGTATACCAGCTGACGTATCAGGTGAATTAGACCGTAGGGCTGGATTCGCAGCAGGTATAACACGTAATGATGAATTCCGTAAATGGAATTATAAAAAATACGCATATGTATCCATCCAAGCGACGGGTGAAAACGATTTTGAAATAATATGCTCAAAATCAATGACAATTGGTGATGGTAGTATAAATAAAGAGGCCGGTAAGGATTTATATGAGTTAGAAGGTGGTATGAGGCGAAGTATCCCAATCCTAACGTCAGTTACCGTATATTCGGATGGTAGCCAGGATGCAACAACGGCAACTATGTGGACTGCTAAAGCTGAGTTTAATGTGTATACACTAGAACAACTTAATCAAGCGGAAAGTTCGTTTCTAAGGGCTGGGTCACAGGTTATATTAAATTTCGGATGGAGGGGTGAGGGTGCCGGCCCAAATAGTGGTACAATCTCAGGCTCTATTACAAATTTTAATTTCTCTGCAAACAAGGATGGGTCATTTGCATGTTCATTTGAATTCATCGGAGCAAACGGCCAATTTGCTGGAGAAGTAATGTCAGGCAGCCCAGCAGACGATGCTGTAAAAAAACAATCATCTAAAGATTCAAAGCCCGTGCCATTTCCAAATATAGTTAGAACAACCGAATTACAGCATGAAATTGCATTTGCAATAGAGCCTGGAGAAACATACTCAGATGATACAGCCGCTGAAGGTAAAATCGTAGTTAAAGGTGAGTTTGCATTAGTAAATTTTGACGATGGTGATGATGGTATTTTCGCTGATATTAAATCTTTTTTGGGGTTTCCTGAATCATCAATAGTACCGTATGTAACATTAAGTCATTTTATAAGCAACCTCAATGTTATACTTAATAAAGGGAGTAAGGGTAAGACTATAAAATGTAATAGTGAGGTTACACTTGGGGAATTTATACCCGCAATGTTTTCGGCCGACCCTTTTAATATTTTATTTGGTGGTGATATGGCAAACTACGGTGAGGAAGACGTAATGAAATTTGGACCAGAGCTAAGTAGTTTCAAAAGTGGAGCTGGGGCTGATTTATCAAAAATATTTATATCAATCGCCTATTTAGGAAAAGTTTATAAAGAATTTAAAGATAATACAGGGGCTGATACTGATAATTCACAACAGCCACCCGCAGTAAAGGATATGTTAAATAAAATCTTTAGCAAAATAGAAGAAGTATCAGGTGGGTTATATCAGCTTAAAATATATTTAGAAGCATACGATGACCCAAAAAGTGTTTATATTATAAATAAACGAAAAGGATACAATGCTGGGGCATCTGATGGTACATACGAATTTAAAGTCATCG